CGCATTGAAGAAGAAGAAAACTTATTAAACGAAAAACCAAAAGAAGTTAAAGAAGAAAGAACTTTTAAAGGTTTTGCTGAAGGTAGATCTAAAAAATAATGTACGAACAAACGTTATATAAAATTTTAAAAGATCATATAAAGCCTAAGGTTTTAAAACGTATGAACCGTTATAAAAAATGGGAGTACGGTTATAACAAAGAACACGATATTGTTATAATAAGTAAAGACGGTACAATAGGTGATATATACGAAATACAAAACTTAAAAATAGCTTTACCTAAAATTAAGCACGTGCATAAGTTTCAATCCGATAAATGGGAGCACACAGAGTATCCAAAAGTATTAAAAAAAATAAAGTCTGTTTTTGATTGGGAAGAATATCCTTTAGACTTTAAAGAAAAATGGTATGATTACATCGATAATGAATTTACTAGAAGAGAACAAGGTTTTTGGTTTTATAACAAAGGCGTTTCTACTTATATCACTGGCACTCATTATATGTACTTGCAGTGGAGTAAAATTGATGTCGGTAAACCAGACTTTCGCGAAGCAAACAGATTATTTTACATCTTTTGGGAGGCATGTAAGGCCGATGTACGATCCTATGGATTGTGCTACCTTAAGAATAGACGATCTGGCTTTTCCTTTATGGCATCAGGCGAGGTGGTTAACATGGCAACCATATCAAGTGATTCCAGATATGGCATTTTATCGAAGAGTGGACCTGATGCGAAGAAGATGTTCACAGATAAAGTGGTACCGATATCAGTCAATTACCCGTTCTTTTTCAAACCGATTCAGGACGGAATGGACCGCCCCAAGACAGAGCTCGCTTACAGAGTACCCGCGACGAAATACACCCGTAAGAAGCTCGAGACAAACGAGACTCTCAGAGAACTCGACGGACTTGACACCACGATCGACTGGAAGAATACCGGTGACAACTCGTACGACGGTGAGAAACTCAAATTACTCGTCCACGACGAAAGCGGTAAATGGGAGCGTCCGACGAACATCCTCAACAACTGGAGGGTTACGAAAACGTGTCTACGATTAGGAAGTAGAGTTATAGGTAAATGTATGATGGGTTCAACGAGCAACTCATTAGAAAAAGGTGGAGACAATTTTAAAAAACTATACAATGACTCAGACGTCACTCAACGAAATGCGAATGGACAAACTCGCTCTGGATTATATAGCTTGTTTATACCTATGGAGTGGAATTACGAAGGATACATTGATTCTTATGGATTACCTGTCTTCGATACACCGAAGAAACCAAAGCAAGGACCTCAGGGTGAAACAATTGATTTAGGCGTAATAGAGTATTGGAACAACGAGGTTGAAGGTCTTAAACAAGATCAAGATGCTTTAAATGAATTCTATAGACAGTTTCCACGCACAACTAAGCATGCTTTTAGAGACGAATCAAAAGAATCTTTATTTAATCTAACTAAAATATATGAGCAAATAGATTTTAATGAAGATCTTAGAAACTCTATAAATATTACAAAAGGTAACTTTATGTGGCGCGACGGCGTTCAAGACAGTCAAGTTTTATTTATGCCAAACACTAATGGCAGATTTTTAATAACGTGGGTTCCACCTGTTAATATGCAAAATGCAGTAATAACAAAAGGAGGTATTAAATATCCTTTAAATGAAAATTTAGGGGCTTTTGGTTGTGATCCTTATGATATATCTGGAACTGTAGACAAAAGAGGGTCAAAAGGATCTTTACACGGTCTTACTAAATTTTCAATGACAGACACGCCTCCAAACCATTTCTTTTTAGAATATATAGCTAGACCTCAAACAGCTGAAATATTTTTTGAAGATGTACTTATGGCTTGTATTTTTTACGGAATGCCAATTCTTGCAGAAAATAACAAACCAAGACTCTTATATCATTTCAAAAGAAGAGGTTATAGAGGTTTTTCAATGAATAGACCTGATAGAAAAAGAAACAAACTTTCTATTACGGAAAGAGAGTTAGGTGGTATACCTAATTCAAGTGAAGATATTAAGCAAGCTCATGCCGCAGCTATAGAATCTTATATAGAGGATTTTGTTGGTTTAAAAGAAACTGGATACGGTGATGTTTATTTTCAAAGAACATTAGAAGATTGGGCGAAGTTTAATATAAACAATAGAACAAAACATGATGCTTCTATAAGCTCTGGACTAGCATTAATGGCGTGTAACAAGCATAGGTATGCTCCAAGTGCGCCTCGTAAGTTACAGTCTGTTGATTTAGGTATAAAAAAATACGACAACAAAGGAGTTACATCAAAAATAATAAGTTAAATGGGTATATACACCAATACTAGAAGTGCATTTCCTAGCCAAGTAGTTAGTGATCAAGAAAAAGCTAGCATTGAATATGGTAAGCAAGTAGCACAAGCCATAGAAGGAGAGTGGTTTTCACAAGGAAGAACAACAGGAAATAGGTATATAACTAATTGGAATAATTTTAATCAATTAAGACTTTACGCGAGAGGTGAACAAAGTGTTCAAAAATATAAAGATGAATTATCTATTAATGGTGATTTGTCTTATCTTAATTTAGACTGGACGCCTGTTCCTATTTTATCTAAGTTTGTAGATATAGTTGTAAATGGTATATCTCAAAAATCTTATGATGTAAAAGCTTACGCTCAAGATCCTGAATCTGTTAGAAAAAGAACTAACTACGCAACTAAGTTGTATGAAGATATGATATCTAAAGATTATCTTTTAAACTTAGAACAAACACTAGGTATTGATGCGTATCAATCTCCTAGTAAAGATGTGATACCGGAGAATCCAGAAGATCTAGAATTACACATGCAGTTAAGCTATAAGCAATCTATAGAAATAGCTCAAGAAGAAGCTATATCTTCTGTAATGGCTCAAAATAAATATGATCTTACTAGAAGAAGGTTAAATATGGATTTAGCGGTTTGTGGTATAGCAGCTGTTAAAACTGATTTTAATACTGCTAATGGAGTTACTATTGATTATGTTGATCCAGCTTATATGGTTTATTCTTATACGGAAGATCCAAATTTTGAAGATATCTATTATGTTGGAGAAGTTAAATCTTTAACAATACCAGAGTTAAAAAAAGAATTTCCAGGTATACCTGAAGATGAATTAAAAATGATTCAAAATACGCCAGGTAATAAATCGTATATAACTGGTTATGGTAATTATGATAATAATACTGTTCAAGTTCTTTATTTTGATTACAAAACATACCACAATCAAGTTTTTAAAATAAAACAAACTGATCAAGGGTTAATGAAAGCTATTGAAAAGCCGGATACATTTAATCCACCGGAAAATGATAATTTTGAAAGAGTATCAAGATCAATAGAAGTTTTATATAGTGGTGCTAAGGTTTTAGGAACTAATATAATGCTTAATTGGGAATTGTGTGAAAACATGACTAGACCTTATGCTGACACTACTAAGGTTAAAATGAATTATGCTATTTGTGCACCTAGAATATACAAAGGTAGAATAGAATCTTTAGTAAGTAGATGTACTGGTTTTGCTGATATGATACAGTTAACTCATTTAAAACTGCAACAAGTAATATCTCGAATGGTACCAGATGGTGTATATTTAGATATGGACGGGCTTGCTGAGGTCGACTTAGGCAATGGTACTAATTATAATCCAGCCGAGGCGTTAAACATGTATTTTCAAACTGGTTCTGTTGTAGGTAGATCACTCACTCAAGACGGTGAAATGAATGCTGGTAAAGTTCCAGTTCAAGAATTGCAAAGCGGAAGCGGTAACGCTAAAATAGCTAGTTTAATTCAAACGTATCAATACTACTTACAAATGATACGTGATGTAACAGGACTTAATGAAGCTAGAGACGGTAGTTTGCCTGATCGCAACACGCTGGTTGGATTACAAAAACTAGCTGCTAATGCTTCTAATACAGCTACTAAACACATATTGCAATCTAGCTTATATTTAACTCTTAGAATATCAGAGAACGTGGCTCTTAGAGTTGCAGATGCTTTAGAATTTCCTCTTACAAAAAGTTCTTTACAAAATTCTATATCAACTTACAATATTAAAACATTAGAAGAAATAGTTAATTTAAATCTTCATGATTTTGGTATATTTTTAGAATTAGAACCTGATGAAGAAGAGCAGGCTCAGTTAGAGCAAAACATACAAGCCGCTATACAACAAGGCGGTATTAATCTTGAAGACGCTATAGATCTTAGACAGATTAAAAATCTTAAACTTGCTAATCAAATGCTTAAAGTTAAACGTAAAGCTAAGCAAAAGCAAGATATGGAAATACAGCAGTCTAATATACAGGCTCAGGCAGATGCTCAAGCTGAAACAGCTGAAAAAACCGCGATGGCAGAGGTGCAGAAACAAGAGGCTGTAACCAATACTAAAGTACAATTTGAACAATCAAAAAATCAAATGGAAATAGAAAGAATGCAAATTCAAAATGAATTAGAAATTCAAAAAATGCAAAGAAGATTTGAGTTTGATCTTCAACTAAAGCAAATGGATATGCAAGCTGTTGGAGAAAAAGAAAAAATGATTGAAGATAGAAAAGACAAGCGTATAAAAATGGAGGGTACGCAACAAAGCGAAATGATAAGCCAAAGAAAAAACGACGGCTTACCAATTGATTTTGAAAACCAGCCAGACGCTGGAATGAGTGCGTTTATGTAAGCGCTATTTAATTATTTAATTATATTATATTATGTCAGAAATAAAAACAAATGAACCTGTTAAACAGGAAGGTGAGTTTAAAATTAAAAAGAAAACAACACCTAAAAAATTAATCGAAACAAAAGATAACATTACAAAAGTAAATGTTAATCCAAAAGAACCTTTAGTAGAATTAGAAGATAATATAACTAAAGTTGAAATTAAAAAAGACGAAGATGCCATTCAAATCGGAGGAACAAAAGAAGTATCTGGAGATACATCACCCGGAGATAGCGTTAAGATGGAAGAATCTGTATCAGAGTCCAACGAGACTACTGAAGGGTTTTCTCCGATCCAAGAAGTAACTGAAGCTGAAGTTAAACAAGTTGAAGCAAAAGTTAAAGAAGCTATAAGAGATGAAAAAATATTAGGTAAACCATTGCCTGAAAATATTGAAAAGCTAGTTTCATTTATGGAAGATACTGGTGGGACAATAGAAGATTATACTCGTCTAAATGCTGATTACAGTAGTGTTGACGATAAAACTCTTATTAAAGAGTATTACAAAAAAAATAAACCTTATTTAGATTCTGAAGATCTTGATCTTTTGTTAGAAGATTTTGACTATGATGAAGATTTAGATGAAGAAAGGGATATACGCAAAAAGAAACTTGCGTTTAAAGAAGAAGTTGCAAAAGCCAAAAACTTTTTAGAGGAAACTAAGAGTAAATATTACGACGAAATCAAGTTGAGACCCGGCGTTACTCAAGACCAACAGAAAGCTATGGATTTTTTCAATAGATATAACAAGGAGCAAGAACAAGCTGAGCAACAGCATCAATTGTTTAAAGATAATACTAAACAGTTTTTCAGTGATGATTTCAAAGGTTTTGATATCAATGTTGGTGAGAAGAAATATAAGTACAATATTCAAAACAAAGATAAAGTTGCAGAAAACCAGTCTAATATAACAAACCTCGTTGGGAAGTTCCTAGACGAAAATGGTAGTGTTAAAGACGTTAATGGTTATCACAAGGCTATTTATGCTGCTGAAAACGTAGATAAAATTGCCGCTCATTTTTATGAGCAAGGAAAAGCAGATGCGGTAAAGGATGTTGTAAACAAATCAAAAAACCTAAGTGACACTAAAGCTAGGACTACTCAAGGTGATGTGTTTATTGGCGGACTTAAAGTTAAAGCTATTTCAGGCGCTGACTCTACAAAGCTAAAAATAAAAACAAGAAAATTTAACTAATAAAAAATTAAAATTATGAGTTTAACTCCTCAATTTGGTAGTTTATTGCCTTCTCCAACACAAGAAGTATTAAACAGTAACTACCTACAATTTAACGCTGGTGCTGCTGCAACTGGTGGCGATACATTCGCTCAGCAGTATTTACCAGAAATTTATGAACAAGAAGTAGAGCGTTATGGAAACAGAACGTTGTCTGGTTTCTTACGTATGGTTGGCGCTGAAATGCCAATGACATCTGATCAAGTAATTTGGTCTGAGCAAAATAGATTGCATATTTCATATGATAGCTATGGTATCGGTGCTGACGCTGGTGGTGCTAACGTTATTACAGTTCCTGCTGATCAAAATGTTGTTGTATCTGTTAATGATACAGTAGTATTTTTGAATCCAGTAAATGGTGCTGAAGTAAAAGCTATTGTAACTGCTGTCGGTGCTTTAGGTGCTGGTGGTAACTTTACAGCTGCTGGCTTGAATGGCGCTGGTTTGGTTGCTAATGGATTTGCTGCTGCCGGTGCAGTTGGAGCTATTCCAACTCTTAAGGTATTCGTATACGGTTCTGCTTATCAAAAAGGAACTTCTATGGTAGACGGTGGAACTGGTTTAACTCAACCTAGAAATAGTGTAGAACCTGTTTTAACTCAATTTTCTAATTCGCCAATTATTATTAGAAGCCAGTACACTGTTTCTGGTTCTGATATGGCACAAATTGGATGGGTTGAAGTTGCTACAGAAGATGGAGCATCTGGATACTTATGGTATTTAAAAGCTGAATCTGAAACTCGTTTGCGTTTTGAAGATTACTTGGAAATGTCAATGGTAGAAAGTGAGTATAATCAAATTGCTGCTACAACAGCTACTTTACCTGGATCTGAAGGTTTATTCGCCGCGATACAAACACGTGGTAATGTACAGGTAGGATTTACTGCTGCTTCTGGACTTAATGATTTTGATGCTATTTTGAAAAACTTAGATACTCAAGGCGCTATTGAAGAAAACATGTTATTCTTGAATAGACAAACAGCTCTTGATTTTGACGATATGCTAGCTGCGATATCTGGTGGAACTGCCGGTGGTACTGCTTTTGGTTTATTTGAAAATTCTGAGGAAATGGCATTAAATCTTGGATTTAGTGGTTTCCGTAGAGGATCTTACGATTTCTACAAAACTGACTGGAAATACTTAAACGATGCTTCAACTCGTGGCGCTATCAACGGAATTAGTTCTATTGAAGGCGTATTAATACCAGCTGGAACATCAACTGTTTATGACCAAGTTTTAGGAACTAACATCCGTAGACCTTTCTTACATGTACGATACAGAGCT